AAGGCTTTTGTTTCAGCAAAACTCATTCGGTTACTAGCAACCATTTCATCATCATTTACAATCAAAGATTTCAGCATGATGTCATAATTATCTTTGTTTGCAAAGTCCGTAACTGAATCGGTATACCAAGCACCACCCAGCTTTTGAAGGAGTGAGGTTTTCCCAACACCTTGACCACCGACCAAATCCAAAACGTAGTCAAATTTAACAAATGGATCATACACTTTAGCGACTGCACCGACTAACCACATTTCAGCAATTTTAGAAATTAAAGGGTTATCATCAGCACCGAGGTAGACTTGAAACATACGGTCAATTCGTTTGCGACCATCCCAATTTTCTGCTGCACGTTCCATGTATGCGATAACTGGATTGTATGACCTTTCAGAAAAGAAGGTTTCCATGCCATCCAGCATCGCTTGGTTTGAATAAGCAACTCCTAGGACACTTTCAAAATAGACTTTTACAACTGAGTCAAAGTTAGAAGGTAATTCCCCTTTTTTAAAGAAGGTGTTTCCTATTTTGATATCCTTTAGTAGTTCATGCTCTTGTGAGAAATCATTATGCTTGAGATAGAGACTTAACTGGTCATCAGCTTTAAATGATGCTAGTACATTCATTGGACTGTTGGCCTTGATTGCACCTTTATCGTTTAAAATCATCTTATCTTGTGAATTTATACTTACTACATCACCAATCGTTCTCACCTCCTATCTTTCTTAATCATACTTTCAACAGTACGCATCATTTCCTTTTCAGGTAAAGGATTTTGACTATTTGCATTTGCAAGTCTTGCTAATTGAACAACTACATCATCATCTACTGCACGATATAATAGACCACCGACAAAGCTTGCTAGTTTATCATTTCGCCCACCTTCATCACCAAAACCAAGTGCGATGGTTTCAAAAAGGTCGGTTGTTTGTGTGCGATCTCGTGTGTAAGACCGTCTAGCTAAGTCTCTTAAACCATCTGTGCCATCATATCGATAACCGTGTGTCTTGCCATAACTTTTCTTTATGGCTCGAATTAAATCTCTGGAAGGTGTTACGATTGTTCCACCTTCCTTTGATTTTTCCAAGTCCCACTCATACTGACCTTTATCTGTGGCAGATGGTGCGACTAGGACGTAGTTATTTTCATGTGCTTTGATATCAACCCCTGGTAAGAAACCAATCATCTGTGTGATAGGCTCATCCTCTCTTTTGAAATAGAATAGATGTTTCCCACCACTTGCAGTTTTAGCTTGTAGGGTTGGTTCAATCAGTTTTAAGTATTCCCAATTTTTCAAAGACTCAAAGCCGTTTGATTTTCCATGTTTATCTATATCAATGACAAAGAAATTAGTTGTTTTTAAAGCGATATTGGCATTAGGAAAGCCATCCCAAAAGGTTTCAATTTCCCTTGCAGTCATGGCAGGCTTGTCAGCAAATTCAATCAACGGCATCTTGTTTTTAGGATTGATTGGAATGACTGAAAAACCTAATTTTTGATACTGCAAGGCATAGTCTTTCATAGATGGCATATCTTAACTCCTTAATTGTTAGAACGGCAAGTCATCGTCTGAAATTTCAAGTCCTGCCGTTGTTTGCATTGTGTCTTCTTCAAGGTCATAGTTACGGTAAGTTTTACCTTTACTTTTCGTTTCAGTGATCACTAGGTTGTAGTAAGAACCAACTGCTTTACGTTGTAGTGCTTCTTCCAAAGCTTTACCGTCTTCTTCATCACCTTGCATATTATCTCCAGCAAGTACCAAGGCCTTGATAAAAAATTTCATTGTACGTTGTACTGCCCAGCCTAAGTCCTTACCGTTCCATTCGGTCAATGTTCCAAACGTAACATATTCAGAGCGACCGTCATAGTCGCCACCACGGATTTCAAATTGATAAGATAAACTTTCCCAATTTTTCTCTGAAATCCTAAATTCTGCCTTTTTCAAGATTACTGGATAAGTTCCAGCAGGGATTGGTGCAGGTCCATTTGCACTGTCTTTGCGTGGGTCGAAACCTTCTTTTTTGATTGATTTTGCGATGTCTAATAAACTCATGTTTTTTCTCCTTTAATTCTTAAAATAGTTCTTTAACTGCTGCATCTTCTTTCTTTTCTACTACTGCAGTTGGTTCGTTGTTTGTTGTTTCAGTTTTTTCAACTTTTTTAGGTTTAGCAGGTGTCAATGCACCTCGTATAGTGGTTAAAATCTTCAAGATTTTCTTGTCATCCACTTGGTCAGCGTAGTAGCTTTTACGTTTGCGGTCAACTTCACGATTATAATTACTTCCAATCTTTTCAGTATGGATCATCAGGTCAGAGTTACCATTGATAAGGTTCACATACTTATCTTTCAAGCTTGGTTTATCCTTGGTTGCATTACCGTTATCGTCATATTCAGAGATTTGTCGACTGATATAGATAACGTTCATTGGTAAGGCTTTAAGGTCAATCACCAATTCTGTAATGGCTTGATTGAAGAAATCATAACCTTTACCGTATGGAACTTCTGACAAGGATTTCAAGCGAGGTTTTCCTGCTGGTGTCAATTCATCACAAACTGCAATCTTAATCATTTCAATTACATCATCGATTACATCGACTACAACTGTTTCATAAGAATGTTTTTGTGTTTGAAGCGCCAATAGGATTTCTCCCAACTGTTTGATAACTGAGTTGGTAATTCGTCCAGAGGTGTCTTTTTCATTCAGTAGTTGAATGCTTGGTACACTGTTAGCTTCAGCATTTCCATCCGTATTTAATACAATAGGGTTTGGAAATTCATTTGCAAGGTAAGACTTACCACTCATTGTTTCACCATAGATGAAATAGTTGCGAGGTGTGTCTTTTGGAATTTGTGGTTTGTTTTCTGGTAATTTAAACAAGATTTATGCTCCTTTATAATAAAATTCAATTACATTTACATCATGCTGCTGACGACTTCCTGTTATTCGCCAAAGCAACTGTCGGTAATCGTCGTATTCTCCAGAGCCTTCTTCAACTGGATCTAGCACGACAATGGTTTGGTATTTGTGTTGTAGTCCGTCAACACCTACTCCTAAAACTTGACTGGTAGCAACCACTATCTGATTATCAAGACCGTCTTGGATGTCTCCAGTCCATATTCCAATATTCGGATGTCTGTTTCGGATAACATTTACAATCTGTTTGGACTTGCTGACAATCAGCATATCGTGTGGGGCTCGTTCAATCAGTCCGTCAAGCTCTAGCATTAAGGGGGTGTCTTGATTGACTGCCCTTAGTTTAGGAAAATCAACATCTACACCAGTTTGGTTTAGGTAGCGCTCGAAGGTATTTCTACCAAAAGATTGTTTAGCCATGGCAGTCTTACCGTTTACTGTTACTAGATTTAACTTTCTAAACTCAGCAAGTTTTTCTGGATTTCCAGGGGCGACTGTCTTTTGATAAAACTTAATCTCAAAACCGTTATTCTCAACTGCATTTTCAATTTCTTCGATTTCTTCCCATCTGAAGAAGTTTGGTAAGTTTGAGACATACTTTTCATAATCTCTAAAATCTTCCCACTTCTCTTTTGAATAACTGAATGGATCATAGACCATTTTTCCATGAGCCTTTTGCCAATCAAATTTATTATTAGGTGTTGCCCATCCGAAAATAACTTTTTCAAGTGGGTAGAAGTTTTGACCTTTTTTTCTGATTGGTGTTGCTGAAAGACCTATCGTATATTTGCGCTTTATTTTGCGATATAAGGCTACTTGCTTATCGGATGACATATTCTGCCACTCGTCAACTATCAGCACATCACAGGACAATTTACGCCCCTTTTTGACCTGATTTTGAAGATATCTATCTGTTTGAATGATAATTTCAACATCTTTGTCAAAATTCATAAACTTGACTGCATCTATCCAACCATTCAAGATTGCTAGTCGGTTGTTTGTGATGATGATTTTCTTAGCTTTCTTATGCTTTGCAATAGCAAGCGCACAGATAGTTTTACCCCTGCCTTAACCTCCCAAAGCTTCAAGAAAAATTCCATTTGTTAATCTTGAACTTCGGGATACTGCCTCCTTTTGCCATTTTCTTAAAATTATATTTGTCAATCTTTTACCTCCGAAACTCTTTTTCCAATATCCTGGATAACTTCTTCAATGTCATTTCTCATTGCATAGAATAGTCCAAGTCTTGCAGCTGCTCGTATGTCTTGGTGGTGACTTTTTTCAAATTTCCAAAGACCTAAGATTTTTAAAAGGTCGTCTGGAATATCCGACTTATAGCCACCGTTATATTGAAGAATGGCATCTGGATAGCATAACTGGATATAAGCAATAGTTTCTAACACGCTATTATCTTTTGACCTATCGTTGTCTCTGGTTCTAAATTCTTCGACAACCACTACATCAAAATCAAGTGTTTCTCCAATGCTGTGAAACCACTTAGCAAATCCCTTCATGCCATATTCCACTACCCAGCTATCAACCAACCTTGCATTGTCGAGTAAGACAATCCCTGTTGTTGAAGTTTCGATTTTATTGGAAGCTGGGTCGATTGCTAGAATTTTCATATCTTCTTACCTAATGCTCAAATTCTTCCTTTCTACTAAACTTGCACCGACGATTTCAAGACCATTCTTCAAGTCTTCTTTAAGTCGTTTTTTATCAGGCTTCCACGTTGCTACCTTGTAACTTTCAGGAAGAACCAATTCATCAACTTCAACTGCTTGAGACTTACGGAATGACACTTTAAACAGTGGTGTGTCCACTCGTTCATGGCCAGTAAGCTGCATGCTTGCAGAAAGTGTTTCTTTCAAGTGTTCTTTCTTCTTTTCATCAGCCTTGTTCAATTCAGTCAAGCGCTTGATTTCTGCTTTTCGTGCTTCGACATCTGATTCAATGTTCTTGATAACCTTGATATAGTTTTCAACTTTTTCTTCATAGTCTGTCTGCCAGTCAATACTATCAAGCGTATCTAGTTTAGTTTCTTCATCCAATTCCAAATTGTAGATATCAAGGAATTGTCCTGTCAGTTCGTAAAGTGTTGCCATGTTTGTTCCTCCTTTTTAGTCGTATGCTTTACCCTTAAATTCATTCTTTAGATCCGTGCTCCCACAATTAGGGCATTCAATGATTGGATAACTATCGATGTATTCAAATGTGTTTCCACAATCTCTACATCCACATTTCCAGATATATAGGTTCATGCAATCACCCCTTTGGATATGGTAGGGCAAGTAGTTCAGGTCTAAGACCTTCTGGTTTTTGTGTGTCGTAAGTAAATTGACGGTCACAATTACGAATGTTTTTGCGCGCAATATTATTGAATTGATTTCGCCCTTGCTGATAAACTTCAATAATTGCTTGATCTAATTTTTCTTGTTCTTCTTTTTGTCGTCTTGCTTTCTGCTCACTATTCGCAATCAATAGCAAAATAATGAATAAGCAAGTCATAATTGTTACAAGTCCTAAAAATTGGCTTGATACAGTTGGTTCTGTCATTTTGTTCTCCTTACGCTCTTAATTTCCGTACTTGTTTTTCTAATTCCAAAATCTCATAAACATCATTGACATCGTACATAGTATCTTTCCCCTGCTTACGAAATCTTAATCCTTTACGTTCTAACTGCTTCACATATCCGTGCGTAAAGCCGAACTTCTTCATCAAAGTTTGTTGATTGATTGGCATGCGATCATTCTCTAACTGCTCCTTGACCTGCTTTTCAGCAAAAGCCAATAATTGATTCGTGAACAATTCAGCACTTTCTCCGTCCAATCGTAATTGTAACGTTATACCTTCCATTTTTTTCATCCTCTCAACTATGCGGGCAAGCATTTTTGTGATATAATGGTTTTAATTATTTAAGTATGCGCCCGACTTCTCGTCAGGTGCTTTTTTAGGTTTTAAATAACCACGTTTCGTGGTCTTGAATCGGAAAAAATTTCGCCAATATCTTTTCCTAAAATATCGGCGATGATAAACATTTCATCTGATTTAAAAGCATGTTGTCCCTTCTCTTTCTGACGATATGCCGTCTCAGAAATTCCAAGCTTTTGAGCTAATTCTTTCTGTGTAATGCCTTTTTCTTTTCTTAGTTGATACAAATAAATTTGCACGTTCCTACCTCCTTATCTTAATTCATCTATGCTGATTTCCAATGCATCAGCAACTACGGTCTCTTTACTCGTTAAGTTAGTAAACTCTCAAGATAGCTAGTGTTTCTTAAAAGTTTTTCTACAAATTCAGGGTCTGCCTTTATCAAGGTATGGCCTTTTTTCCCGCTATACGGATATCGGTTTGGTTTCATTTTTTTATTCCTTTCTATTTTTTAGAAGTCTCTAATTCTAGCACTTCGTAAAAATAAATCTTGGCAAAGTGTTTAGCGTTATAATACTCAATGTATTCTCTAATTACTGCGCCATATCTCCGACGACTTGGAATTGTTAGTTCTATAATGAACTCGCTTAGGTCTCCGTTTGGGCGTTCTTTGAACATTTTTACTGTTGCTGTCTTCATTTCAAATCTCCTACTCCTTTCTCTTTTTTTCGCTCCATGAGCAATAACTAGGAGGGGAATCGCGCCCCTCTACGCTACCCTAGTTTCTTTCGCTTCTTCAACCTTTTCAAGAACTAAGATTGTAAGAGCCATTTCTTGAAAGTCTTTGTCGTCAAATCCGATGACATCGCCGTAAACTCTGATGGCTGTTAGTAGTGTGTTGTACAATGCGTACATATCATCTGATGATAGTTTTTCACGATCTAGGATTTCTCCAAGTTTCAATGAGCGTTCTCTGCGATTCTTAACTTGTAAGATTTCTTTTGCTAGTGCGATTTGTTCTTGTGTTGTAAGTCCTGTGTTCATGGTGTTTCCCTCCGGTGTGTTTTTGTTATTTCCTTAAGCTTGATTTAATTATAGCACACGTTTCGTGGGCTTGTCAATACTTTTTTTTCGAAAAAGTAAAAAAAGTTTTCTTTTCGTGGGTTTTGTGTTATACTTTACTTATAGAAAAATAAAAAGGATTCCATCATGAATAAAGAAGAAATTGCCATTGTAATAGGCGAAAATATAAAGCGATATAGGCTTCAAAATGGTTGGACTCAACAAGAATTAGGGGCTAAGATAGGGATAAGTAAAAATGCTATCGGTAATTATGAGAAAGGTTTTAGATCGCCTAAAAAGGATACAATGTTTGACTTAGCAAATGCTTTTAACATTTCGATTGACGACCTTTTCCCTCCAATTCAAAACGACTCCTCTTCTAATGCTTCCCAAATCCAATCAATCTACGATGAACTAAACCCTCCAAGACAAGTAAAAGTCCTGAATTATGCAAAGATGCAACTGAACGAGCAGGAAAACGAAGTATCGGAAGCTATTCAGCTCTATAGTTATGACTACTACGACCACCCAGCTTCTGCAGGTACAGGCCAGTACTTGAACGATGTACGAGTGGAACGGATTGAGTTGCCAGTAGATATCGATGCCGATTTTGTCATCCCTATTAAAGGGGACTCCATGGAACCTGACTATCACGACGGCGACCTGGTATTCATTCAGACCAGCGTGGACTTAAATGATGGTGTTATCGGAGTGTTTAACTACAACGGTGATGCTTATATCAAGCAGCTTGTCATTGACAAAGAACAAGCATACTTACATAGCCTAAATCCAGCATACAAGGACATGCCAATCACACCAGACACAGACTTCCGAATTATCGGTGAAGTCGTGGATT